ATTATAAAATGAATCTCCAATTATTCCATCACTATTTTGTGTACCTGTTGTTGGTGCGTACCAATCACCTACTAAAGTATCAGGAGCTACTTGTGTAAATAACTCCCTCTCTGTATAACTAGGGCGTTCAAATAAATCTGTACCAGTTACAGAGACAGTTCTCGGTAAATCCCCTAAATCTGATTGGTCAGGGGTGACTATTACATTTGTAGGTAATGCCATCTGACTATACCAATGTTGTCCATTTAGTAACTACAACGAATCCACGATTAGTCGCTCCATCATAGTCGGTAGTATCAAATGTTCCAGCATTGGCAGCCATAACAATATCACCACTTGCGTCCCAAGATATTTGTCCACTAGCATTATACTCAAGAGACTTGCCAAAAGCGCCACTATCATTTATAATGATAACATTAACAGATTCAGGGAATTTTAAAGCTCCATCAAGAACAACTGTTTTAAGTGCATCGCCAGCAGCAGAAATGTTCATATTCCAAGTACCAATCTCATACATACGCATAACATAGCCTTGAGTTTGAGTAGCACCTTGAGCAATGTTGTTATCTTGGAAGATTGTATTCTCTACTCTAACACCATTATCAAGAGTCTCTTCAAAGATAGAGTCTATCTTAATAGCACTTGATGCAGTCTTCACGAGTTTAGAATCGATTAAATCAACGAAATTAGACTCCGATGGGAAGTCACCAGTTTCGAAATATGTTTTTAGTGTAGCATCGTCTTGAATAGCCATTTTGTTTCCTTATTTAACTTGTTTCACCATTAAAGTACATAGCGTAATTGCTTGAACCTAATTGGTCTTGTACTAAACTTACTGTCCCAACTTGAACTGCATCTCTGTATGCCGAAGTTGGTAATTCCATAATGTTTTCTAGTGGACTTGTGCGAGTTGCCCATACCACTAAGTTACTTGCTAACTCTAATTGATAGTCTGCAACCTTGTTTGAACTTGAGCGTGATGGTCTATCTTGAACTCGATAAACTGTCTCAGTACCCACCATCTTAATGTTTGACTTATTACCACTAATCTGTAATCTGATTCTTTTGCCATTAAGATTCTTATCAAATGAGATGTCACCATCAAGGTCTTCTGTGAAGAAAGTAGAAGTCTCAACTGCTTCATCATCTATGTAACCCTTAACAGTCAATACTAAATCAGTCGGATAAGCAGTGTCTCTCTCAAATGGGCGCATAAAGAAGTTTGTATTCTCATGTAATACCCAAAAAGATTCTGTTGATCCTGTTAGCTCACCAAAGTCAACACTGAATCCATACTCAGAATTATTACCACCGAAGTCGTCAGTTGTTCTACGCACGAATCGGCTAGTCTCAGGGCCATCAAATGTCTCTATCTGTGTGATTGTATTGTTATTGATATTAGCGCCTACAATCATCATTAGAGAGGTCGTAGGGTCTATTCCCCTAACAACACCCATGCGAGCAGGTGTAGCAATCCAATCATCACCAGAATAAGGACTCCAGCCAACACCAACATTCTCAACAAGACCCAATCTGAGGGTCTTATTAGGGGTAGCAAGTGCTGCATCATCCTTATACCATAGTATGTAGTAACCATCTGGATGATAAATAGCTGTTGACCCAATAGCAGCTTTACGAATTTCACTAGAAACAAGTTGTTTTGCTCTATCATAACCCCAATTAATGCCATCGAAAACCCTCACAGTATAGTCAGAACATAAAGCAATGAATCTACTTCTATCCATAAATGAAACAGAGCCAATGTCTGTCACTCCAACATTCTCATCCATTAGAGTTGCTGGGTATAGTGAACTCCAAGCAATGACACCATTATCACTAAAGTTAGTGTTCAAAGTGGAAACCCTATAAGTTGAGTTCTTACATAGAACAACTAAACTATCAGGACTTCTGAATATACCTTTGATTGAACCATCAAGCTCTTGGAACTGACCACCTGCAAAGTAGTAACCAGCACGAATAACTTTACCACCTGTTTCAGAGTAGTAATAAGTAGAGCCATCATCAGGAGCAACAGTGATATAACCTGGAGTTACCTCGCCACATAAACCATTTGGAATAGGAGTGTAACCATAAGAAGTTAAAGTCTCTAAGCCAGTCCAATTTTCATCAGACACAGCAATGTTATTTGTAGCAGTACCAATAGTAAATGTACTACCAATAGCCATTGAACCAATACCGAGCGCCCACTCATTAGCTTCTGCAAAGGTATAAGTTCCAACAAGGTTAAATACATAAGGAAGACCTGGAGAATTAACACCATAATCAGCAGTACGATAAATCTTAATGCCTGTCCATTGAGTAGCGTACTCATTAGTAGCAGATACTACGAATCCAACTAAAGGATCAGGGTTGCCTATCTCCATTGAACCTATGCCACCACCAATGATGCTCTGAACTGAATCACCCTCAGTAGGAGCTATGAAGCCACCCACAGTAATTTCATTCTCTTCAATCGGAGTATCAGTGAATAAAGTTGTAACAGTTACTTCTTGACCATCTGCCTCCATTAAGGCTGGGCCACTTTCGGCAGTTGTTATTCCATCAACATCACGGTAGTAAGTGTAGACGAAACGATAAGCATAAGGGCCAGAACTAGCCACATTGGTTTCATTGATAACATTTAAAGCACCAACAGGATTAGAAGCATTAAGCCTCCTGAGTATTAATTCACTAGAATTACTAAGCTCTAAGTAAGTTATTTTACCATCTTGAAAAATGATAAGGTCGTCTTTGTATGCCCTCATAGTAGAGGCAGCATCAACTAAGTCAGTGATATTAACAGACTCAACCCAAGTTAGCAAGTCTGAACTCACATAAACTCTATCAGCTCTGTGTAAAATGTACTGACCAAGTGTCTGATGGAAGTAAAGATTGTGAACAGTTCCACCACCAGGCATATCACCTAGTCTCTCAGTTCCAGCACGAGTCTCTACATGGGTACGATATGACACAATATTATTTGAATCACATATTTGAGTATCATTTATCTCACTACGAGGTAAATCTAAATTGACACCACCAAGAAAGCCACCTTGCTCTCTACGGATTTCTCTGTCTGCCTGTTGTTGGCTCTTATATCTTAATCTAGAACTCATACTGACCAGAACTGTGTGTCAGATTTGCCTATAATTTGATTGCTCTGAGAGTATTTACTCCAAGCAGCTTGATCTTTATCGTAAGTTTTCTCCCAATCACCACCATTACCATATTCTTCTCTGACTAAACGAGTCATTACGCCCGATAGTAAAACCTTTGTTCTGTAAGCAAGTGGTAAAGTAAGTAAGTTCTGCTCTGTCTCTAGCTGTTCACACCAAGTGTACTGCTTCATCTGATAAAGAGTCGTAGTAGTATTAGGGTTCATATTCTCATTGAATGTAATAGTACAAGCTATGCCAGGTTCAATGCTCTGAGTGATAGACACAGGTATAAGAAAGAGAGAGTCGCCAATGTCGTCTTGTACGCTTTGAATGTAACCTTTACCGAAGTAATTTACATTGTCATAGCCATAGTTCTGAGGAGCAACATTTCTTGTATATAAATCAGTAACAGCTCGCACATTAACAGGCAAGCTATACTCGAAAACTCCATCAGTGGTAGCTAGATAAGGATCAGGCTGTACACGATTGAAGTTTGAATTGTCAGAAAGTAACTCATTCTGTACATCATTTATAATCTCTAAAATCTGTGAGCGAGTGCGATTATTATTCGCTGGAAATCGCTGAATGTAGGTTACTAACTGACTTGTATTCATTTTATTCCTCTAGGGATTGTTCACCATCGCCAATAATGGCACTAATGAGTTCATCTTTTTTCATAGTCGGCAGAGCTTTTACACCTTGTGACTTTGCTAACTTCTTCAAGCTAGGCATAGATAATGCTCTCATATCAGAAGCACTTAAATCTGTTTCTTCATCTACAATCTCAGCTTCAATAACTTCTGCTTCAACGAAGATTTCTTTTTTCTTAACAGGTGAATCGCCAAGCATAGCCACAACTAGCTTCTCATGTCCTGCATCTGCATAGTCAAATTGACTTCCACTTGTCAGTCTATCAATCAGAATAGCATTCTTAGAAGTGAGCATTATATCTGTTTGTCCACTTAGAATCTCTAAGTATGGGAAATCTTTTGTAGTGGTATTTGTAATAGGGCCACGAGATGTTTCTTTAGTGTAAGTGTGTTCTACTTCTACTGCTGATGGTAGGTGAACTCTTACAACTGTATCACCATAGATTTCGTTGTATGTTAGTGGGATTGACATTGCCATAATTTTGTTCCTTGTTTTAATTGAACCTTGATAATAATATAAGAGAGAGGCCGAAACCCCTCTCCTAAATTTAACTTATTTTAGTTAGTTCCACAGAATAATAATGCAGAGGACTTAGCTAAAATCGATGTGTCAGTGATTGAACCACTTGGTAAATCAAACTCACCTACACGCCATCCCTTAGTACAGAACATTCCGATACCTTGGTTTTTCTTGTAGCCTTGAATCTCATCTTCGAAGTGAACTTCTTCCATTGAATACTCATACAAAGCACCTTTACCTAGAAGCATAGCAACATCAAAACGAGTGTTGTCAGCTGAAAGGGTACGGTTCTCAGTATCACCAGCGCCTTTGTAAGCGAAAGTAACAGTTCCATTAACAGTAACGATAGGTGAGCGAGGGTCTTCAATCATCAATAGAGGCCCATAAGAACCGATTACATGTTTCAAGACTTTGTTGTTCGGCCCACGCACATCGCCATCACGGAATGTTTCGTAGAAGTTTGAAGTTCCTGGGGACAGGATGAATTTCTTTTGGCGAGTTGGAACCATTAGAATCCATTTAGTTGAACCACCGATTTCGATTCCTTCAATGTTACGTTGAAGTTGAATAGTCTCGATAAGGTCATCTAGTACTGACTGAGAAAGACGATTAGATGCACCAGGAGTTGCAGGAGCAGCAGCATCGATAGCAGTTACATAAGTAGCAGGAGTAGAATCATACACTACAGGAGCAGCAACACCAGCGTAGAATACGTTTGCATTAATTCCCTGAGTCAATGATGTAGGAGCTACAACAAGGTTAGATGAGTAACGCTCACATACAGCTTCACGCTTGTAACGACCCATTGTTTCTTTACCCCAACGAGCAAGTTGTGGTTTTGACTTCTCACGAATACCATAAGCATCCATTTCTTTAGCATCAATACCATAACGCTCAACATTCACAGCATTTGAGAAGTTGTTAGCATAAACAGTAAGAGAACGAGTAGACTGCTCTTCTTCTGCACCAAGCTGTTGTGTACGACCTTCAACACCATTGCCACTAAGAGCTTTAAGTGTAGTGATTGTTTTTGAAAAAGCACCTGAATCGGCAGATACTTTAATCACTGCTGCTTCTGGGATTGTTTTCTTTTCATCAGTTGAAACGACCATTGATAGTGCTTCAAATGGGTCATCCATAAGTACTTCATCACGAAGTTTTACATCCCACGCCAATCTGCGTGTGTCGGTATTTACTCTTAACATAATATATTCCTTTTATTAACTCTAAGAAACGCCAAGTGCTTGATATGCAATCTCAAGATTAGAACGATCATCAGCTGAATATTGACCTGGGTCTTTATTTGCTAATGTGTTGATAACTGCTTCGGCTTGCGCTTCACTCATACCATCTTTGTTGCTTGCATTAAACCCTTGTTGGCCTCTTGGAGTAGACATTGTATCTACTTGATTTTTGATTTCATTTTGTTTACTCTGAATCGCCCTCTGCTCTAGTTGAGCTGGTGACTCAGAAGAAATACCCCTAGAAGGAGCATAATTGGCTTTTGCTACAGCATATTCAAAGTCGTTAAACTTAGTCATAGTGTCACTTTTAGAGATACTATAAATCTTGTTCAACTTCTCTATGTCCGAATCCGATACACCTTGCGCTTTTAACTTCGCTGGATTATTTATCCCTGAATCGACAAGTTGGTTCAATTCTGAAAATGGTCTGTCAGTTCTCAATTCTGGTACTGCACTAGACACTTGTTCAATCATTCTTACTTTGTCTGAATACTGAGATTGCTCCTGTGTAATCTTACTAGATACCTCTTGAGATTGTCGGTACTTTTTCATCTCTGAAAGTTCACGCTTTAACTCAGCAGTTTCTCTAGCTTGACTCTTTAAGAAGTCTTCATCGTAAACATCAACATTATCCAAGTCGTATGATTTTGTCTCTTCTCTCGTTTCAGAGGTAGAAGGTACTGCCACACCGATTTGTTTAAAATAGTTTTCCCTGTACAACGGATCTTCTTTTAACTTACGCTCGTGTGAGGCCTTTTTTTGTCTCTCAGTGTTTAATTCGTTAGACAAGTCATAATTGGCTTTTTTAAACCATGCTTCATCTTGAACTTCACTCTGAGTTGACTCGACTGGAGTCTCTTGCGTGTTTTCAATGTTAGGTTCATCTGGGTTACTTTCTTCTGAAAGCTCTGATGATTCCTCAAAATGTCCATTTGCGATTTGGTCAATAATGTCTGAGGGAGCGTCACTAATTTGGCGCTTGCCTTCTTCAATTTCTTTGACCCAATCTATCTGTGTTTCTTCTTCTTGGCCTTGCATTTGCCTCTACCTCTCCTGATGGTTGCATTTCTCAATGCCCTACGGAATTATGGTTGTTTGCGAGTAACTACACTATGTAGGCTCGCTATTGGTTAAAATATAAACAATTTATCAACAATCTATCAACAATTTATCAACACTAGCCATTAAAATCTGATGGAGAGTTGTTGGAAGCATTATTTCCACTACCTTCTCCACCTGCGATTCCTGCCTCATTTGGTATTGGCCCTGCTCCACTTCCTTTAGAAAGCGCCCTATTATCTTGAGGAGGCTCACCACCACCCATTCCAGGCATTCCTTGAGGTTGTTGTGCTTGTGCTTCTAGTTGTTTAGTTGTTGCATCCATTTGTGCAGTCTGAGATTGAATCTGTTTCATTTGGAAAGCAGTGAATACATCGGCTGCTTCTTCCATCTTAGCTGCTTCATCTTCTGGCAGTCCTAATGACTTAACCATATACTTCTCATACATACTTTGCATAATTGGATTTGTTGAAACTCGTTTGAGTTCGAGATACTTTTGAAGATTCTCTTGCTTCTTTGTACGACCTGCTGGAGACTCACTGACCATAACATCATGACGAGGGAGCTTACTTATCTCATTCTTCGTCTTAATTGAGTTGTCTGAATCAAGAAATTTCCGATTCAACTCAATATCTGTGTTATTGGCATTGTCTTTTATGACTCTAGGCGCTCCACTATAAACTTGCTTTGCACCATAGAAGTACATTTCACCGAGTATCTGAGTCTGTTGTGAGATAGCCATCAGTTGACGAGTGTTAGCTTTGTTCGTAGCATCTGTCTTAGAGTTGAAAAGTACACCTGAGTCTCCAGCGTTCCCTTGTTGTCCTCTATCAGCAGGATTAACATTGGCGATTTTATCCATTAAGCGTTCAGGTTCTATTGAAGCCTTGAATAAATCGTTAGGTACACCAGGTCTTTGTTGTAGCATTATCTTGTTTTGATTGTTAGAGCCAGGCTCAACTTCAAATGATTGTCCACCCTTGCCTTGATTAGCTTTAAACTTAGCCATCTCTGCTGGGGATTGGAAAGTGTCTGACTCAACGAAGTAGTTGTTCAATCCAGAAGTACCTAAAGCGTAAGTAATCTGTGATTGTCTTTTGTTAATTACTTCTTGAGTATCACTAATGAGGTCTACAAGTCCTTGTCTTTGTCCATAAACATTCTCATAAGACCATACGATAAACGGAAGTCTACCAAATTGTAATGGATAGAATCCCTCTGCTAGTACGAGTGACTGAGATAAAGCAGGCGCGAAAGTAAAGACTTTACAAACATCCATGTACTCTTCGTCAATCTTGTAGCCAATGCCTTGATTCTTAATGATTTGTTCAAGTGCTTCAATAGGCATTTGTTGATAAAGTATCTGATTGAACTTGCCATCTTCTTTGCCTTGAGCATCGAAAACTTTACGAACCTTCTCACGCTCCATCCAAATAGCTTCAATAACCTTGTATTGATCCCTTTGAGCATTATACCAATCGGCAGACCTATCAAATGTAGGCTTGTCAGATGTATCATCAGAGCTAGTAGAGAATTGTGTGATTACAATCGCATCATCTACTTCTTGAGACTTTGTTTTAAATTGTTCTTTGACTTGTTCAGCAGTTAGCCATTGACTCGTAAAGGCCCAACGACAATCCTTAACATCTTCTGTTTGCCAATTATGGTCAAAATATGTTTGAGTAGGGTTTCTAGGTCTAATGTCAAAGTTACCTAGTGGGTCACGCTCGTAGTTGATGTAAGGTTGTAATATACCCGTATGGATAAGACCATCACGCTTAAAACTGGCGAGTTTCGAGTCCCAATCTCCAGCTGAATAGTCATAGTCATACATTTTCTGCATAACATCTGTTTCATCTTGGTTCTCAGGTTCTCTACTTATAAATTTAGTTTGGAAAGGGGTATCTTCTAATTGGCCCAACTTCTCGGTAACTGCTGGCATAATCAAATTGAATGTATGCGCTGGCCGACCTTCTTGTCTAAGCCTATCCATAGCATCTGCATTCCACTGACCTTTATTGACACCAGAGTACTTAGCGAAATTATCAAAGATTCTATCTCTGTCACCATTCAGTCTGTCATTATCAATAGCAGATTGGTACTTATTACGCCAATTCATAATGTTATGGCTGTCACTGTAATTCATAGGGAATTGCTTGGGATTATTCATTATCAGACTCGTCTAGGTCAACATATAAAACTTTAATACCTGGATGTATAGCATCGAAGGTTTCTTGGAAAGCTAATTTTAACTTGTCCTCTAAAGACAGAGCGAGGGGATTAGCAACCCCCTCTTTATTGTCCGTACTATGTGTCTGCAAAAATTGCGATTGCATAGTTTACACCATCAATTTGGATTCCGATTTTTCCACACCCAGCCATTGAGGTTAGTAGTCGAAAAGCTGTAATATCAGCAGTAGCATCAGGTGTTTCTGTTGCCATGTTTACTGAATCGTTACCACCTGTGCGAGTATATACGTTGGCATATTTGCCTGTTACTGTTGCAGCCATTTTGGCCTCCTATTGTTGTTTTTGTTGTAGGGTTGATTCAAGATATGCTATGAACTCTTTGCCCTCTATAGGTCGATTAATATCTACCCTATGCACTTTCTTGCAATTAGGACACTTCAACTCAATGACCATTCCCTCTAGTTTACCTAGAAAACGACCACAAGAGAACTGCTTTTCCCCTTTTACAATTTCATTATCACATTTTATTCTTGACATCTGCCCCTCAATGTTAGGCCATTTACATAAAATATAAACAATTTATCAACAATCTATCAACATTTTGTTATTAAATACTAGTCAACCAGTCGTTATCTCTTGCATCTGTAACGAATCTCGTATTATCCACAATGTTTTCTTGCATAGGAATACCATTTGAATCGACAACACTACCTCGATAAGTCATTTCAGTTAATTCATAATCTGTTGGAGGAGGCTTTGGAGTTTCTCTACGAATCTCTGCACAAATGTATCTCAGTACATCAGGCCCATCATCGTCAATGTCCTCTGCTATCTCTTTAATTGTACCAGCTTTCCACTTCCAAGTAGACAATTGGTCTATCAACTCCCAACAATTAGGGTGAATAGTAATCTTATCATCTGTGAATCTCTTAGAGAGCCACATTCTAGAACCATCTTCACCGATCAAACCACGCGTCTTGTCTGACTTAGCAAACCTCACCCCCATTTTTTGAAAGACTTGAGCTGGAGAAATCACACCTGTCTCATTGAATATAGCTGCATCTGCTATCCTTCTTTTGATAGGTCGGCCTAGTTTACTATCAATCATTCTAATGTCTTTAGCGATGTCCTCTGCAACTGTCTCACGCCAATACTTCTCTGCATAGACATATAAATGGTCGTCATACTTTGAGTAGTAAGCAGTGAGGTAAACAGCAGGGTGTCTAAATCCATGGTCATATCCTGTGATGAAATAACCTCTACCTGATTCAAGTGACATCAAGTCAAACTCATTGACATGGCGACCACCTGGATTGTAATCGAAGTTAGGGAATATTAAACCCTCTTTGACTGCAAAGAAATCTTCCATTGTTTCAGGGTACTGAGTCTTAACGGATGAGATATGGTCTGAGGTCTCTATCTGCTTCTGATACCATTCATCACTACGAGCAGGGTCGCCTCTCCATCCAATGAAGTAGAGCTTGGTATATTTATCTTTCCCTAGCCAAACATTCTTTACTTTTTCGTTGTAGTAAGAGCCAGGCTCAGAAGTACCAATCTGCATAATCCATCCAATATCGCCAGCTTTTTCAATAACTGGAGCGACATTCTTATACATCGCTGCAAAGGAGGCATTGGGTTGTTTATCAATACCACCACACTCATCAAATATGACATAGTCGGCAGTAGCACCAGCACCAGCAGTGTTAGCAGCAGGGAATGATTTGAAAGTAGACCCATTAGAAAGTACAATCAACTCTTTATTGATTCTCTTAATGGTAGGCCAAACGATTCCTTCTATTTTGGGCAGTTGCTCAAGTTTAGGCTTAATCCTTCTTTCAAGGAAATACTCTGCATCATCAGACCTCTTAGAGAATATTAATCCCTCTGATTGAGGGTATTGAATGGCGTGTTTAACTGCTCTAGCCGAACCTATCTCTGAGAACCCACACTGCCTAGACTTGGGGTGAATAGTCTCATTAGAACCTTCTTTTTGCCATCGTTCTATCTTATCGCACATTGCTTTTTGAGAGGGCCATAGCTTGAAGTCTACATAATCCTTGTTGCGTTGATCCCATAGCGTACCGAACATCTCAATGTATTCTGCTAGGGTGAGTCCTCTTATAAACTCTTGGAGGCTATTACCTTTACTCATTAGGATCATCCACGAGAGATTGTAGCTCCTTCATCATTTCCCTATGCCTAGCTTGGCCATCTAAGAACTTTCGCTCTGCCTTGCTTAAATCCTTTGTGAACTTTCTCTGCTGCTTCCTGTTTTTGCACTGCAAGAAAGCCTTAACCATTGATTGTTCAATTACTGAATGTTGCTCCATCTTCATTTTCCTTTACTTGACTCTTAGTTGTGTCCAATAGGCGTTTTTGTTCTATAAATTTATTTAATGCGTTCGAAGTATCTTCGTCAATATCACCATGAATCTGAGCTGTTGCTACTTCACCTGGCTTCGTTTGAAAGATTTTATCCTTCATCTTAACCAACATTTCTTTAGCTTCACCCCTTCTTCTAGCATCATGGCTATGGAAGTTGTCAACAATGTCTTCACAGATCATTTGAGCTAAAGGTACTGAGTAGGCTTCAAAGTATGCAGATGCAACTTTCCTCGCTTGCTTATTTACAACAGGCATTATAGGTGTTTGATGCTCACCCCAAGTTTCAATGTCGTGTCCCATAAATGACTCCTTTTATTATAAGATAACATTTTTCGTTGACAATCAAAATATTAGAGACTATCTTGATGGAACGAGTTATTAGTTCTTTCTCGTTTCGCTCGCAAAAAGCCAACACTGTTTCTAGTCCTTTCAGTGTTGGCTATTTTTTTATTCTTTTTTTAATAATAACACTTGCCAACGGACACTTATTGACTTATCTTCTAATAAGAACGACAACTTAAGGATTACAAATGGACTACTCTTCTTTATTAGCCGAGATAAAGCATCTCAAGAAAGAGAACGCTCAACTCAAGCGTACGATCACTACTCACAAGAACAGAAGCATTGATAAGTACTCTGTCCGTGCTACTGACTTAAATGGAGTCTTAGGTGAGAGGAAGTTTGTATCAAAAGCAACTGCTGCTAAATGGCTAGAGATTCCTAAGAGTACCTTCGACAATAGATTCGAAAAAGGCGTGCCTATGTTTGGGTTCATTTTTGAGAAGTGCAACAAAGTCAAAGAGTGCAAGATTTGCAAAGAAGTAAAAGATACGAGAGCATTTACAATTAAACAACCAGGTAGATACAAGAACTACTGTAAACAATGTGGAGAGAACTAAGATGACTGAAACAGAATACTACAATGATTTAGATGATGCTGATTACGCATCAGGTTATGTTGAAAGATACTTCGATGATTGCCAGGAGATAGCAGAAGATGTCTACCTCAATGAAGATGGTGAATTGATAAGAGATTTACATTCGTGTGAAATTGATGGGGGTGAAGTAGTTAATTTCTACGACATTATAGAAGAGCCAGAGGAGTTGATTGAAATCATCCAATCACTAGCCTATGAAGTTTTCAAACTAAAGAGGGATAAATAATGGCCGATATATACAGCTACAAGTACGATAAAGACATTCTACAACTATTGACAGACCTAGACATTACTGGAAGAGACAAAGTTAAGGCATTGTCGAACAGAAAGCTGCTAGTTGGCTTCTTGGACTATGTTAAAAACTTCTCTAGACAGAAAAGCGCCCCTAGTACGCCGAGTGCTAGAAAGTTTCCACCGATCGCTACACCTAAAAACGACCTAGCCTTCATTGAAAAGCTATTCCCAGAGGCTAAAGTGGTAGCTAATGTGAATAATCAGACCATTTCACTCAATTTGCTCCCTTACTACGGAGATAACAACAAGTCGAAGTCATTTGTGAAGGTAAACAAGGAAACATTAGAGGTGGTAGCTTTATTTACCTCCATTTCAGAACTAGCGAGGCAAATTGGAAGAAAAGGCACTTCCGTAAGGTACGCACTGGCAAATGGAAGTGAAGTTCTTGAAGATTACCATATTATCAGGTGTGAAAAGATTAAAACTTGCCCTATCTGTGAAGATTGGATCAGAATCGAAGACAGAAATAGCTATACTCTCAAAGCAAATGGTGTAGTAACAGAATCAAGCCACTGCAAACCATGTGAGCTTGAACATAAGAGAAGATTAAGCAGACTTGCGAAAGGAAAATAAAATGACAGCTAGAGACATAATATTAGAGCTGGCAAGAGACTATTATGGTGAGGGATCAATAACAGACGATTCCTTGCTAGAAATGTCCAATGATAGGCGAACATTCCAGAGAACAAAGCAATTATTAGATGGGTATAACACTCAAAAGTCTCAGAAGAGCCAAATAGGGAGTAAATAAGATGGATTTTAGAGAAAGACTGTGTGATGAAGTGGGAGCTGACCCAGATGTAGCATTATTCCTACCAGAAGAGTATTTCGATGCTTGTTTAGCTGGATATGACACTGAGGGTGAGGCATTTGTCTATTACTCAGATAAGGTTATTGATTGTTTTGTAGAACATCAAGATATGGACTTAGAAGAAGCTATGGAGTGGTTTTCGTACAATGTAGCTGGATCAAAAGGCGAAGGCTACCCAACTTATATTGAAAGTCTTAGTAATGGCAATAAATAAGCAGTATTTCACCAAAGATTTGAAGAGTTTTCAGACACAAGCACAAAAGAAGATGATTCGGATGTGCAATGACTGCTCAGTAGGACTCGTAGTAGTGTATGTATGCAAAGAACACCAAAAGGAATGTATAGAAGATGAAATTTGAAGAATTTATAGCAAATGTAGAGAAATGGTCGGAGATTAGAGGGTTAAACACTGGCGACCCTCGTTCTCAGTACCTTAAAGTGGTCGAAGAGGTAGGTGAGATTGCTGCTGGACTAGCTAGAGACAATATTAAGCTAACTAAGGATGGAATTGGTGATACTTTCGTGACATTGATTATTTTAGCACAGAAATTAGGCGTAAATATTGATGATTGTACTGCAATGGCCTGGAATGACATAAAAGACAGGAATGGAATGATGGTCAATGATGTTTTCATCAAAGAAGCAGACTTTACAGATGCTCAGAAGCTACAATTTGCAGAGAAACAAGGTGGGTTTAGACAAGTACCTGGCCAGTGGACAGAAGAGGAATTAACTCGCTTTGAGAATGAAGAAAGTGAACCTATGGTATTCGATGTTTTTGCTGAAAAGTTACTAAAAGCTCTTAACGAAAAAAAGGCTTCTAATGGGTTATCATAAGAAGGTCGATGCTAATCAGGCTGAGTTAGTAAAGTATATACGATCATTAGGAGCTAGTGTGCAACATTTACATTCAGTCGGTGGTGGAGTTCCAGATATTATCATCGGCTACAACGATAAAAACTACCTAGCAGAGATTAAGACCTTAAAGGGCAAATTAAACGAGTTACAAGTAGTGTGGTTTGAGGCTTGGTGTGGTCAATGTCAGGTAATAAGAACAAAAGAAGATATTAACGAATTACTAGGAGTAAGAGAATGAGTGAGCAAGACAAAGAGACACTGGACATACTCAAAGCAGACTTTAAAGAGGCTTTTGAGGAGTTATTGAGAGCTAAGAAAGTAGGCGAGGGATGATAAGTAAAGAAGAGTTTTTAGATAAGTTTCATGATTGTGCAGAAGATTTACAATCGGCAGTAGCAACTATTGAATATGAGTTAAGCAATCTAGATATGATTTGTTGTAAAGTACCTGATGGCTTAGATATTTGGAAAGCAATTGAAAAGAAAGAAAACCCTGAACTTTGGGAAATGGTGAGAAGTCTAAGAAGTTCGTTAGATGATATTGGACTAAAAGATTGTTGCCCATTGTATGAGAAAGTAGGCGAGGAATGAATTACACCGACACAAATAAAGAACCACTAACAGCAACTTGGATAACAACAAAGATACGCACTAAGTTTTCTTTTGGTATGATAAATTATCAATCAGAGAAAAAAGCCAATTTTCTATTGGTTTGGTGGTGTTATTTATTGGGCATTAAAGTTGAGAAAATAGGCGAGGAATGAAAAATAAAATAAATCATATATGGGTATTTAGGCAGAGCTTCAAGAAACTATCAACGAGGGGGCAGATGTACTTGAATGGAGTATTCAAAGGCTATACATTAGAAGACGAGGTTCGTGGCGAGGGTGTTAAGGTTAAACATCACACTGCTATTAAAGCAGATACTTATCAAGTCGTCAAACATAGCTCTAAGAAATTCCCTAAAGCGTTGAGGATTGAGAATGTAGATGACTTTGTAGGGATTCTTATACACGCAGGTAATACAGAAAAACATACTGATGGATGTATTCTGGTTGGGAAGACTAAAAGCGATGGTGTAGATGAAGACACTATTGGTAATTCTACCGCAGTAACTAAAGCACTTACTGCTAAGATATGGAGTGATATTCAAAAAGGTATTCCATGCTACATCACAATCACAGATTCTCCAGACTTGAAATAAAGAGTAAAGGCGCATAGCGCCAATACTTAATCTAGATTGTACCCCTCAACAAACCTTGTGGATTGTCGACTCTAGAGATACTCAAAGCAGACTTTAAAGAGGCTTTTGAGGAGTTACTGAGAGCTAAGAAAGTAGGCGAGGAATGA